AAGAAGCTTGGAATGATATCCGAAGGCGTGAACGCTTGGAACAAGCTTGTTACGACTGAAGGTCGGATACATCACCATTGCTCGGTTAGTACGAACACATTTAGATGTGCTCATCGTAAACCGAATTTGGCACAAGTTCCAGCTTCAAAAGAATTTAGAGAACTATTTATAGCTAGTCCTGACAAGATAATGGTAGGTGCTGATTTAAGCGGTATAGAACTGCGAATGTTAGCTCATTATTTGGGACGATATGACGGAGGTCGATATGCCGACATATTATTGAATGATGATATTCATCAAGTTAATGCAGACAAAATAGGAATCACCCGCCGACAAGTTAAGACTGTCACATATGCTTTCTTATATGGAGCGGGCAATGAAAAATTAGGACTGAGTTATGATAACTCTTTACAACCCACGAAAGCCCGTAAAAAGGGACAAGAGATTAGAGAAGCTTACGTATCTGCAATCGATGGACTCTCCAACTTATTGGCAGCGGTTTCAAATAAGGCTGCTAATGGTTGGCTCATGGCATGTGACGGACGAAGGGTGCTGGTCGATTCTACACACAAAGGATTAAATTATCTCCTCCAATGTAGTGCTGGCATCGTTGCAAAACGATGGATGGTAATAGCTGATGACAACCTCAAACACGACAAACACACTCATCAATTAGCTTTCGTACATGATGAACTTCAATACGAAACAAAACCTGAGTATGCCGACGAAATAATGAGCGTACTTGAGATATCAGCAAAATTGGCAGGGGAATACTACAACTTAAGATGTCCAATTGCAGCAGAAGCAAAAACTGGCAATACATGGGCAGACGTACACTAATTTATGAAATTATTAATTGATTGCGACTACATTGTCTATAAATGTTGTGCAGCAACAGAAACAGAGATTGATTTTGGCGAAAACCTTATTATTGTAACCTCAAATTTTGAGGAAGCTTATAGTTCGGTAAAACGCGAAATAAAGAGGATTCAAGACGAATTTGGCAATTTTGATGACATTATATTGTTTTTTACAAGCCCCAATAATTTTAGGAAAAAAATTTTACCGGATTATAAAGGGCATCGACAGAGAAAAAAGCCCTGTGGATTTAAACGTGTCATCAACAGATTAAAACTTGAGTACAGAGTGATTGAAAAAGATACACTCGAGGCTGACGATACCATGGGTATCTATGCAACTAAGTATCCCGGGAATGTAATTGTCTCTCCTGATAAAGATATGAGACAGATCCCCGGAGATTTATATGACTTCAAAGAACACACCACTATCTCACCAGAACAGGGAGCTAAGTGGCATTTAATACAGACTATGGCTGGAGATAATACTGACGGTTACGCAGGCGTTCCCGGGATAGGTATTAAAAAAGCAGAGAAGATCTTTGAAGAGAAAGGTTATACATGGAAGGCAGTTGTAGAAACTTTTAAAGAAAAAGATATGACTGAAGAAGATGCGTTAGTTAATGCAAGGCTTGCAAGAATACTAACGACTCAAGACTACGACCATGAAAAGAAAGAACCAATACTTTGGACACCCCCAAATGAATACGCAATTAAATAAAGGTCCAGACTATTACCAACGTGGAAACATAGAGGTATGGGATTTCATTAGAGATCAGGGACTGAACTACCACCTAGGAAACGTAGTCAAATATGTATGTCGATCTGGATTTAAAGAAGACGACTTAAAAGATTTAAAAAAAGCAATCCATTATCTAGAAAATGAAATCGAATATCGCCAAGGTAAAAGACCTAAAGCTGGATAAGTTTCAGCAAGCAGGGATTTGTATTGTCGATAATTTCTTAAATGAACTCGATCATTATGACCTCCAGATGTGGATGTCTACTACAGATACCCAAAGAAAAAAAGAAGATAAGTTCTACTGGGAATACAACGCAGGAATTGTTAACGAGAAAATAGAAACGGAAAAAAGATTCTTTCTGGTTGGTGCTGTCATCAGAGCACCGGACGTTTACCGAGATGGAGGTTGGAGTCCACAAGTATTTGATGAAACAAAAAAAGACATAGTAAATATGTTTTTAAAACCTTTAGGAATGCATGCTATTGCTCGGATACAAGTGAACTTAACTCACCCCGAGAAAGAAAACAGATGTAATTTATATCACTTTGATTACGACTATGAATACGCCAGAAAACATATGTTTACTGCCATCTACTACGTACACGATACCGATGGACCTACAAGGTTTAAAGGGATAGGTGACGTGGAATGTAAAGCGAATCGAATGGTTGTATTCCCTACTAACACTATGCACGCGGGCGTGAGTCACACAACTTCGGGACCACGCATCGCTATTAATTTTAACTTCTACCCTTACGACTTTAGATGGCAGAAACCGAAAACTTAATAGCTCGAACCGGAAGGGTTCAAGCATGGATTGATAATCCAACCTCTCGTCTACCCGTATCATGTACCGTCTTCGTTGTTGAAGACTCAATGGAAGGAAAAGATGGAATCGAAAGCAGCTGGCGATTTGTATCGCACGCTCTCCGCTATGGAGCGGGAGTCGCTGTCCACCTGTCGAAACTACGACCAGCGGGAACGAGAACTTATAAGGGACTTGACACGCTTGTTGCAAGCGGTCCAGTCTCGTTCGCAAAAATCTACTCAACATTAAATGAAATACTTAGACGCGGTGGGACGTATCGCAACGGCGCGTGCGTTCTTCACCTTGATATTGATCACGCCGATATTATTGACTTCGTGCAAGTCAAAAGACAAGAACTCCCATGGGTTAAGCGATGTGTTGACCTCACCCAAGAACAATGGACTAATACAGAAGCTGGAACAAAGGAAGCTGTACTTAGAGGCATTGCAAGAGGAGACATTTGGCTCAACAAAATAAAATACGATAACAATGGAAAACGAATCTACTCAAACGTCTGTCTTGAGGTTTATTTGCCCTCACGCGGAACGTGTCTCTTACAGCACCTTAATATGTCTGCCTGTCGTATCGGCGACCTACGAAAAGGTTTCCGTGAAGGCATGTCCGGCTTGTGTCAGCTCCATGGTGTCACAGGGGTTGGGGAATCTGGAGAATATCTTACACCAGATATCGACAGGCAAGTCGGCTTTGGACTCTTAGGTCTAGCTAACTTTTTAGCAAATAACAACATCACATATGCCGAGTTTGGTAAGGCTTTGGAAGCCACTAATGACTCCGAACCTTATGAAGGATACGCAGGGTTAGCTGCGCGTGAACTTTTTCTCGGCATACAAGAAGCAGCTAACATCGCAAGAGAGAACAACATGATTAGAGCTTTTGCCATAGCTCCAACAGCAAGTTGTTCGTATAGAAGCAGGGATCTCCATGGCTACACAGCAACTCCTGAGATCGCACCTCCTATATCACGTACAGTTGACAGGGATTCCGGTGAATTTGGGGTAGAAAGAGTTGAATATGGCAACGTAGAAATAGCCAGCGAGGTAGGCTGGGATGCGTATAAGAAAGTAGCTGATCAAATAATGGTTATGCTACATAGAACTGGTTTGCTTCATGGCTATAGCTTCAATTCTTGGAGCGACATGGTGACTTACGATGAAGCATTTGTAGAAGAGTGGCTTTCTAGTCCACAGACTTCTCTCTATTATTCTCTGCAAGTAATGGGAGACGTTCAGGACAAGTCAGATGCTTACGCTGCACTTGATGAAACTGAAGTTGACGCTTACTTGGCAGACATAATGAGTAACAAAACCGATGAATTACCTTGTGACTGTCAACAATGAACCCCTACGACAAATTATTAGAACGAAAAAGAACTTGGACACCGGTCCAACCTACTAAAGGAAAGTTTAAATATGGAGCAGAAGAAACCATCTACCGTGCTCTTGCAATACGCCACATGGAACTGCCAGTTGGCGACTTTATATCTGGAGCACTCTCTGAAATTCCTGAAAAGAGTAGAAAGCTTCTGGAATCAAATGTAAAGGATGAGATAAAGCATGACCTTGCTCTCGGATATATCACCAACGCCCACGGCGTAGATGACAAAGCCGAAGCTGAAGCTTTACGCCTACGAGATGCATGGCTTGCTCATCCTGACCACACAATTACAAAAGCATTAGTTATTGAGAGGGCAATATTTTTTGTACTCTTACCTTTCTTCAGATTCAATGGAGATGCTGGGTTGATGACTGTTTCCGCAGACATCTCCCGGGACGAACAAGTCCACGTAGCAACAAACTCCTTAGTCTGTGCAGAGCTAGGACTTCAACCTAGTCAGTCATTAGACAAACTAAGAAAGGCAACTATTAATTGGATTATGCAACCGTTACAGTTGATACATGACGATAAATATTTGAGCAAAAAATTTTGGCTCGATGCTAGTGACCGCCTTATGTATGAAGGCAAAGCCCCACAATTAAACGGCACCAAGGCAGCCAGAATGCCTGCGTTCTTTGAACATGACAACAGAAATCTCCCTCAATACGCTTAAGCTTCACAACGAAAGACTTGACAAGCTTATAGATAGACTTGAGGAAAATTTTGGTTGGAAACCAATCCATCCTAAAGAAGACATAAACACTATTATGTACCGCGCTGGACAATCTAGCGTTATTGAATATATAAGATCCATCATGGAGGAAGAAATCTAATGTGTGTATTTGGAGGAAACAGATCACCAGCCCCACCACCACCACTACCCCCAGCTCCTACTCCTCCCCCACCACCACCAATGCCAGAGCCTTTACCAGCAGCTAAAGTTAAACCAGTTAACCCAACTGTTAAGCAAGCTGCTTCTAAGTTAGGTAGCAAGAAAGGTAAGAAGGGAAGTACAGGAGACTTAAGAATTAAAAAAGATCCAGCTTCAACAGGCTTAACAAGCTCTTTGAATACAGGTAATACTACACCTACAGGATTACAGTAATGACTGCACGCGAGAGATATAACAAGCTATCAACTTCCCGTCAACAGTTCCTTGACAAGGCAGTTGATTGCTCAAAGCTCACGTTGCCGTATTTAATTGATGACGATACATCGACTAAGCAACATCACAAATCTCTCTCGGTTCCTTGGCAATCAGTCGGAGCTAAGTGTGTGGTTACTTTAGCTGCGAAGCTTATGCTTGCAGTTCTACCGCCACAGACTAGCTTCTTCAAGCTACAAGTAAGGGACGACAAACTAGGTGAGGAGTTTGACCCAGAAATAAGAAGTGATATAGATCTCTCTTTCTCTAAGATGGAGAGAATGGTCATGGATTATATAGCTGCTAGTAATGATCGAGTAGCAATACACCAAGCATTAAAACATTTAATTGTTGGTGGTAATGCTCTTGTCTTTATGGGCAAAGATGGGATTAAAACTTTTCCTTTAACTAGATATGTTATAAACCGAGACGGAAATGGAAATGTCTTAGAGATAGTCACTAAGGAACTTATAGCTCGTGAAGTTTTAGATATAGAGTTACCAACTCTTCAACCTAATACAGGTATTGATGAGTCAGATGGTACTCACGATGATGTCACAGTATATACCCATGTCAAACTTACCGATAATGGTAGATGGGAATGGCATCAAGAAGCATTTGATAAAATTATTCCAGACACTAGAAGTACTGCACCTAAGAAGGCAAGCCCTTGGCTACCACTAAGGTTCAATACCGTAGACGGAGAAGACTATGGTCGTGGAAGAGTAGAAGAATTTTTAGGAGATTTAAAATCACTCGACGGTTTGAGTCAGAGTCTTATAGAGGGAGCAGCTGCTGCAAGCAAAGTTGTTTTCCTTGTCTCACCTAGTTCAACTACCAAGCCAGCCACCATTGCAAAGGCTGGGAACGGAGCCATCGTTCAAGGTAGACCAGAAGATGTTGCAGTAATTCAAGTAGGAAAAACTGCTGATTTTTCAACGGCTGCAAATATGGCAAACGCTATAGAGAAAAGATTACTTGAAGCTTTCCTTGTGATGAACATAAGGCAGGCGGAAAGAGTTACAGCTGAGGAGGTACGCCTTACACAGTTGGAACTTGAACAACAACTCGGCGGGATATTCTCGTTGTTAACTGTTGAGTTCTTAATACCTTATCTCGATAGAACACTATTAGTTCTACAAAGATCTAATCAATTACCAAAACTTCCAAAGGATATTGTCAGACCTACTATCGTAGCTGGTGTTAATGCTTTAGGAAGAGGACAAGACAGAGAGTCACTTACTCAATTCGTTGGTACTATCGCACAGACTTTAGGACCAGAAGCATTGATGCAATACCTCAATCCTCTTGAAGCAATCAAACGACTCGCTGCTTCTCAAGGTATCGACGTTCTTAATCTAGTTAAGACTGAAGAACAGATGGCACAAGAACAGCAGCAAGCACAGCAAGCACAGATGCAACAGTCAATGGTAGACCAAGCAGGACAATTAGCTGGTACTCCTATGATGGACCCAAGTAAGAATCCTGAACTGACTCCTCCTGAAGAACAAGCACAACCACCTCAACAATAAATGGCAGAGACATTAACAGTAAACACCGAACCTGAAACAGAAGTCTTGACTCCAGAAGAACAAGACTCTCTTAAGGTTGGTGAAGAGTTACAGGCAGAACAAGAAGGACTGCTAGCTGGTAAGTATAAAGATGCTAAAGATTTAGAGAATGCTTACCTTGAACTACAAAAAAAATTAGGATCAAAAGAAGATGCCGTACAAGAAAACCAAGAAACCACCGAAGAAGTAACG